ACTTTGTATTCAATCGGTTGAATACCTAAAGGATTATTCACTTTCGGCCCCTTCCTCTATCTTGAAATTTAAAACTTCGTCGAGCACTTCTATTTTCGCCGTCAAATTAGCGGTTTGCATTGCTGTCGCCTCAATCGAAACAGGATTAACCGTTGAACCGTTGCAAAGCATTTCTTTTAAATTATCCCTAAGCTCCCGGACCAATGCAAACCATTTCTTGCTCGCATAGGTGTCTTTCCATTCTTCAAAATCAGCGCGTGTCATTTACCCGGTCCTGCTTTCTGCGCCTCCGCCTGCTGTTCCATTGCGTTTTGATGTCCTTGCCGCCCTTGCTGCATTTGCGCTTCCTGGTCTTTCTGCTGCTTTTGAATTTCGTGCATTCTATCGCGTTCGGCTTCAATCTTATTTAGAACAGTTTCAAAATATTCAACGCTGTCGCTGTCACCTACATCTTTAGCCCTGGCAAGTGACAAGATCGCCGCCGCTTCGTCTTTGCGGTTCTGAGCAGCTATACGCTGGGCATCGAGTTTAAGCTGCATTTCAGCAAGCATAATCTGACGTACAGGCAAAGGAGGCGGCATTTTTTGCCAAACTTCAGGCGGAAGCATGATACTATTTTTGTGTTCAGGACAAACAGCCTCGACCATAAGACTCGTCAGGAAATCCTCGTTTACATGCGGCCTGCCCGTAACCATCATTGCCGCCTGCGCCCTGGCAATACGCTGAACGTCGCTCGAAAGCTTTGGATCGGCAACAGGCACAATATCAAAACCTTTGTGTTTATAGTCTTCCTGGAAGACCGTTTGCCCTTCATCATTGAAATGAAATTCAACTTTTGGCTTGCCGTATTTAACATTAAGCATAAAGAGCTTTTTAAATTCCATCTTAAACGCTCTGTAGATACGCTTATGAATCGAGCCGTAAACCTGCATACCTTGCTCAACCTGTGAAAGCGTAGTCGCCGCCGGAGTATTTGGAGTCGCCTGTTTGCCCATAACGGCGTCTTGATTTTGGGCAATGTCCCGGCCCGCTTCGATGAGCATTCCCAAGAGTTGGAAAAGAGTAGCCGAAGGCTCCCGAATCGGAGCAGGGAAAAAAGCATCTTTTAAAGGCCCCGAAGGGGCGTTTATGGTGCGCCACTCATTAGGCTTAAGACTAATCGTTCCGCCTGCTTTTCCACCCAATTTGACCCCGTTAGACACGAATCCGCCGCCGGTATTCGCCATAGTGCCGGCGTCAAGCAACTGGTTGATGATTGTGTTCACAGATTCGTTAATCGCGTTAAGCAAGATTCCAAAACCAATATCGTAAAAAGAACCGTCAGGGGCGGGTATAAAAGGTATTTTTGTATAATAATCATCGGGAATAATCTTTACCACCTTTTCACCGTCGCTGATAATTCCGTCTTCATCGAATCTGGCGACAATCCTTACAACCTTCAAACTTTGCCGATGAACAGTTACGATGTAAGGCTCCGCGTATTCGTCGCCGTCAAGATCAATCCATCGGTGCTGCTCTAAAAACTCATGAGGCGGATCGTCAACATCATCGGCGTGTTCCGAATCAGGTAAAAGAGTCTCTATTTGCGGGTCCAGCCATAAACCGGCGGATACAAACTCTCTTATATCATTTTTGAAATACGTTAAAATTTCAGTCCCGCGCCTACAAGTAGCAAGGTTTTTTGTGTTGTAATGAACAACAAATTTTGTGGGTAAAACCATCTCTGAAACATTTCGCTGCAAAAGCGGCGAAAAATACGTTTTGCGATACACAAAACCAATTACAGGCAAAACGTGGAGCAACTTATCGGTATCTTCTTCCCAATCTTCCATTTCCTCAGTTAATTGCCAACTCATATGATCGGCCACACGCTGACCGATTGCTTTTTTCTCACCAGTTTTGTCTTCGCCTTTGACTCGACACTTTACGACATCATTGCCTTTTACAATTTCAGCATAAGCTCTCGAAGCAAATTGAATTGCCGCAATCGTAATCAAAGGATATTTAACATTAGCGCAATCAATCCAGGGGGTATTTTTCTTTTCAATTATCTGCAAAGCAATCTTCATTGCTTTTTCAACATTCATTCGCCAATTTTCACAAGACTGTTCGTCAATTTCAAACTCGCGCACAACTTTAAAAGCAAGTGTGGCTAACTCTTCAGCTTTAAGGTCTCTGGCAATATTCGGATGATTTATGAACGAATGCAGCTTACGAAGCGGTTTCGGTACATATTCTTCGGGTTTGATTTCAGGCTCCAAAACCTTAAAATCTTTAGGAGCCTCAAGTTGACCCGGTTGTTGCATTTGAGGATTTGGGTTAATATCCGCCAATTTCAGACCTTCCTTGTTCTATATAGGTTTCTTCATCATCTTTATAATAACAGCCGTCAGTACAATAAATTTGTTCTTCCGACTTAACTTTAAATTTTCTACCGCAATAGCAGCATTCACGAAATAACGGATTTTCAATATCCGCCGATTTCGCTTCGCCCCTGTCTTCGTTCCGATTCGTCGTATTCTTCGTAGTCGTCACTATCATCTTTTGGCCCCCAGAGTATCGTAGCCGGATATTGCAGCGCATCGTGAGGATGTGAGTATTGATTCTTTTGCGGCTCGGTATGATACATGCCGGTGCTGCCTATTTCCGGGTAGCTGTAGCCGCCTTCAAAGCCCATTATGAGCGTCGTGCAGCTCGAATCAATCAAAATTGCGGGCTCTCCGCCGGAAACCGTTTTATTGAGGCGCTGTTCGACACACTCTCTACGAATCTTGAAGGTCTGTATTCCGTCGTAAATGTGTATTCCGCAATGCTCGGCAAGATACATTGCCGGTGATTTCTTGCGGCTGTCGCGTATCTTTCCCGCCGGGTCGCCAATATCAAGAAATTTGGTATTCGGCGGTAAATTCTGACCCCACCACATTTTTACCGCATCTCCAAAATCCTCTATTCCAATGTCTTCGCCGCAAAACTCCTGAAAAATCATCCACTGACCGAGACTGTTGATATACGTTGAAACGCAAGCAGGAGAAAGCCCGGTATTATCCCAACCATTTATAACCTGCCTGTTTTTGCCCGCTTCGATTCCGGTCAAAACGTAAGGCAAAAGAGGCGTGTCGGAAACATGACGCTTTCTTGTAAATGTGGGATAAACCCCTTTGCCGCCGAAAACTGAAAAATCTATTTCCATTTCTTTTCGCCAGGATATGCCCGTTTTGCCCCCTGGATAGCCTTCAAGCTGTCTTTGCTCCCAGGTTGCGTCTTTCTTCGGATCCGCCGTATAATGAACGCGAGCAACACTTATACCCTCTTCGGTCATCCAATGTGTTACCCCATATGGCGTGCTTGGCCCTTCTGAAGTCCGCATATTATTCCAAACCAGCTTGGTTCGGCGCTTGAAGCAGCAATAATCTTTCTTGCCGCCGCTTTAGCCGCCGTGTAAGCTCGTTGCGCTTCAGGCTGAAAAGCCGCTTCATCCAGGAACACAATGCTTGGGGTATAAGATCGGACAATATCGCCGCCCTGCGGTATTCCCCACACGATGGAACCGTTTGAAAAATTGATTTTGCCGAAAGAAGCCGTTGCCTTTTTATCTTGCATCCATCCAGGCAACATTTTTTCCATAAAGCTAATTCGTGCCGTAAACCACTCTTTATTAAAGACAAGATTCGCGGCGTCTTCCTCTTTTTTGGACTGAGCAAAATTAAGCTCAAAAGGATGAAAACGGGCGTCCCACCACAAATAAAAGCACATAAGCCATGTAACCATGATCTGACGCGACTTTGGAATGAATAAAATTTTATCATTATGAATGCGCCACAAAAGATAGTATAGGTATTCATGGTAAGGAAACGGCTTAACTTTATTGGCGCTTTCTTCATAGCTGTCAAACGTCCAAACATAACGTTGTTCACTCCAAAGAAAATAAAACGGATCAATCGCGCATTTAGCAATTTCAAGCTCTTGAACCGCCTTTGATGACTGTAAGAGCTTCCGGTGCTCCAAACACCGCTTCATGCGCTCTTCTGATCGATTCAGGGTCGTTAGGGTCGAAGTCCACAAGTGCAATCGTTCCTTTTACTTCAATCGGGTTTTCTTTATCGCCTGAAAATTTAACTTTGTCTCTAAATTCTTCCCTTTTGCCTTTAATCAAAAACATTAAAAGCGAATCGGAATACTCCAGAATATAGCCTGTTTGCCAGCCTTGCCAAAAAACAGGCTTTTTTGTACCATCGTGCGCCCGTCTTCGCGCTTCTAAAAGCAACTTGTCTATAGCCTGTTCCTGAGCCTCTTCAACTTGAGCCGCAAATTCGGGATTTTCTTTAATGAGAACGCGAACGTGTTCAGGTGTATAACTAATAGCTTTAGCCGAAAACGATATATTATCGGTTTCGGCTAAAACCTCTAGAAACTTTTTTCTGTGAAGATCGTCCAGCATTGCCGTCCATCCTCTCTACGCCGACGGGGGGGCCAGGGACGCCGCAAGCGCGTCCATGCCGGTCTGAACAGACGAGATCGCTGTAGTTACAGTCGGAAGAGCCGCATCGTCGGCGACGCCTGTGGCAATGTAGTTGTTCACTGCGGTTTGCAGGGCGGAAAAGCTCGTCTGCAAG